GGTGGTGGTGCAGATATTGCCACCAACTCAGGTCGAATTGGAATTATGGAGGCGTAATTATGGCAGCTACAGACGCAACTCCGGTCGCAATAAAAAATCAGGCATATCGGCACTACTTCTGTATTCGAGATGCAGCGGGAGCAATCGTAACCGGTTGGACCGGACAGGATTCCGAGCGAAGCCTTGACGGTGCGACAATGGCCGACTGTACGAACGAGGCTACAGAGATCGCTACGTCCAGTGGATGTGGATATCTGGAGCTGACCGCAACCGAAATGAATACGAGTTGTACAACGGTCAAGGTCACGGTCACGAATACCGATGCTTTGGATTATGTCGTAAACATCTACCCGGTCGAGACAGGAGACCTCCCCGCCAATATCAAAGAGATCGATGACTCAGCTACGGCAGCGACTAAGTTGTCGTCCAGTGCCGATACGATAGTCACCGGAGCAGCCGAAGCCGGTACGCTATCGACGACGCAGATGACGACCGATCTGGCAGAGGCAACTGACGATCACTACAACGGCCGAGTCGTGATTTGGACATCAGGCACGCTGACTGGACAGGCGAGTTCGATCTCTGACTATCAAGGATCTGACGGGATGCTCACGTACACGGCGGTCACCGAGGCCCCATCTGCGGCCGATACGTTTGTGATTGTGTGAGGAGATAAGAGATGCCACAACGATTAGCTACATTTGAAATTGGTCCTTATTGTTCCGGAGGAAATCATGCGGACGTGACAACTAAATTTGGCCGGACAATTCCGGAGCAACGCGACATTGGTACGTTCCATGGATCACTAAGAGATTTTCGAGAAGGGGTTAGCAACCCGTCGGATAAAGAAATCAACGAGGCTTGTGAGATATTGTTAGCGGTCGCGTTACGCCGTGGTGATCCCACTGGTAGAAATCAGGTCGCAAGTCTGATCAACAGTGTCACGATCACGCTGGATTGGACGAACCCATGACGATGATTCCTTTGTATAGCCCAATGTACTTCCCAGAGGTGATGGCTGGAGGGCCGAATGGCACAATCACCACAAACTCAACTACTCTCGACGCAGTGGGCGAAAAAGTCGCAGCGTGTTATCAGGCACCAAATGATCTGACTATCAGGAATGTTGGCTGGCGATGGGGGAGCATTTCTGGAACCGCGACAGATAACACGTTGGATGTGCGAATTGAGACAGTCGGGGCAGATGGACTTCCGACAGGAACGTTATGGGATACGAACACAAACTGTACTCATACCTTTACTAGTGAAGACGATAATTCCTTCCCTACGTCACCAGGCTTAACTGCTGACGCAACAATTAGTCAGGGTGAATGGTTCGCGGTAGTTATTAACCTCACGCAGATAGAAGCGACTAGGGCTGCAACCATAGTGAGAAATCACGATGATGTTAATCTAGTTAAGACACACCAGACCGTAGCGGTGCAGGACATTGGAGCGGGATGGGTAGTAACTGGCTCCAATCGTGCTCACATGTTCGCACTGAAGGAGTCGAGCGGCGACTGGGCGTTCACTCCAGACTCGTGGTGGTGGCTCACTAATGGTTACTCTACTGTTGCCTCAGACGGAGCAATTAAAAGAGCAGGGTTATATTTTCAGATCCCGTTCAAGTGTCAGGTCAACGGTTTCAAGGTTAATTGGGATGGTGACGGCGATGGTGTGTGGAGGCTGTACGACTCCGATGGGACTACGGTCTTGTCGTCTCATACGTGGGATGCAAGCAAAAGGCATAACAGCATTCAAACAGTTCACACCCGAATATATTTTGATGACAACGTAACGCTGGAAGCGAACACGAACTATCGCCTGACGTTTGACAGCTCTGAAACAACCTCATCTAGTCTCGTGAAGTTGACGTTGCCTTCTAATGATCAACTGGATGTGCGACCGGCCGGAAAGAACTGGTATCTGACGGAGCACAATGGCACGAGCTGGACCGAAACCAACACTGTAGTCCCGATCATGGAGCTGGGGATCATTGCAATTGATTTCGCCAATACAGTTGTCCAGTCGCGGAGGTAGCAGAGATGGCAATACAATATCTACATAGTGCGGCGATGTATCCAGACCGAATGAGCGGCGGTCCCACCACAAACATCAACACGAACACTTTAACTCTTGATGCAGTGAACGAGAAAGCGGCGGTAGTGTATCAGGCTGGTCAGGATATCACTATTCGGGCAGTCAGTTGGTGGATGGGCTCTGTTGCCGGTACCGCGACAGACAATACGTTTGACGTGAGAATTGAGACGGTAGGCAGCGATGGAAGCCCGACAGGAACGCTGTGGGACACGAATACGAACGTCACTCATACCTTTGCTGGTACAGATGATAATATTGTAGCTACGACCCCGGATTTGACCGCTGATGCAACAGTCTCACAAGGAGAGTGGTTTGCTGTAGTCTGGAATCTGACGCAGATAGAAGCGACCAGAACTGTAGGGTTCCAGCGGTATGCGAATGAAGTGATCCTCAATCTTCTGAATCAGACGAAAGGTCTGGAAGATATCGGGGCCGGATGGGTGGAACAGAATTCTAACCGTACGTTGATTGTTGGGATTAAAGTGCCAGACGGGACATACGTTAATACCGACGATGGCTGGTTAGCGGATACTGAGTCAACTAACTCTGTGTCCTCAGACGGAGCAATTAGAAGAGCAGGTCTATATTTTCAGATGCCGTTTCGGTGTGTGGTAAACGGATGCAAGATTCATTGGGATGGTGGAGGCGATGGAGTGGTCCGACTGTACGACTCGGACGGCACAACTGTACTGACCTCTCATACGTGGGACGCAAGCAAGAGGGTCCATTCTACCTTGGAAAACAACCGTCGAATTACGTTTGACGACAATGTGACACTGGAACCGGGGACCAATTATCGCCTGACGTTTGATGCGACCACGACGACAGTATCGAAAATTCAGTATTTTATTGTTGATTCGAATGCTCAGCTCGGAGCATGGCCTTCGGGATCCGACTGGTACTGGACCGAGCACAACGGGACGAGCTGGAGTGAGACGAACACGAAGACGCCACTTATGGCGATCGGGATAATAGGGATAGACGATGGGTCAGTGTCGATCCAGCCGCGAAGACCGAGCCCTCTGATTTTAAGGTGATACTATGGGTAGAATGGTGATGGCTCCGATAAACTCGGAGACTGTAACCTCTGACGCGACGCAGGATCTGTGGTCAGTTGTTGCAGCATCCACGAACAAAATTGTGCTCCATGGATGGGAGATCACGTCTGATGCGATTTCCGCTACGCTGTTGGAGGTGACGTTGCAAGGCGTCACTGGACATGGCAGCGGTGGCAATACAACGGTGACAGAAGTGAAGCTCGACACTGACGACGGAGCGATTACTGCCAGTGCGAATTTGAGAAACACGACTCCCGGCACTCCCGGAGGAATTGGCGTGCTCGCAGGGTTTCAATGGGAGCAGCTCGGTCCATTGACTCAGATCTATACGCCGGAGATGAGGCCAGTGATCGAAGTCAGTACCGGGATTGCTCTGACCTGCAATACAGCAGCAGCGTTTGAGATGAGTGGTTGGATCTGTTGGGAAGAGATTTAATGTCAACCGGGGTTTATAGACGCAGGAGTGTTCCGCGAGTACGCAGACTACCTGTCGTAATGTTTGGAGGGAAGCCTACATTTCCGGCAGGTTCTGATCAGCATACCTCGCAGTCAGTGTCGGCAACTCCGGGGATCATCCACACATTTGACCCGAAGACCGGTGGTACGGTTACGAGACGAATTTTCATGGTGAGTTAATTTGTTCCTTTAAATGAAAGAATCCCCTAATGAAACTTGAATTCAGTAAGAAAGAAGTGAATCAGATTATAGGTCTTATTGATCTCGCCTTAAGGGTTCAAACCTCTGACAATATGTCGTTGGCACTCAAGCTTCTTCCCATAAGAACAAAGATTGATAAGTCTATAGAAAAGGAGGATAATTCTAATGGCAACACAGACAGTTGAGTTCAAATCTATAGAAGGTGAAACGATTACTGCCAAACTTTATTCGATTGGCAACGACACTGTTGTTGATAGTGGTTCTGCGACAGAGGAAACCAATCGCACAGGGACTTACACAGTGGAGTTCACTAATCTAAGTGCTGGAAAATACCATATGGTCGCTGAGGATGCTTCTGGGACCAATTTAGGTGACTCCTACGTGGCCACAAAGACAGCGACAGGCACTTACTACGCCCTAGAAGATGAAAGCCTCCTATACCCTCAACCAGAAAACTACGGAACGGATGGGCAAGAAGCAACACTGTCAGAGATCTTACATTTGATTCTGGCTCATGTAGGAGAATTCGAACTCAACGGTGTAACCAAGACTCTTAAGAAATTGGATGGTTCCACTACTGCTGCAACCTGCACGCTCGATAGTGCATCAACTCCAACGTCTATCACAAGGACTACATGATGGGTCAGAGAATTCCAACAATCGGATTTGGTCACACCGATCCCTACTGTATTCCAACCCTTGGATACCGTTGTGTTGGAGCTTCTCTCTTAACAGAGAGATTCACCCTCATGGGTACAAGTGAAAAACGTCTCACAGTTTTTGGCACATCTGGTGAACGGTTTACAGTGGATGGAACGAGTGAAAAACGAATAACCCTTAGAAGTACTCAACCATGACCATTCAAACACATAAGAGACATATCGACGACCTCGTCACTGTGTTACCGGCAGTCCTTTCAAAGAAAAACGAGAGTGGTGTAGACACCGTCCAAGATTTGACAGGTCTAACAGTCGAATTCAAAATGGTCAATGAGTACGGAGAGGAAGTCCAGGCAAAAACTGCGACAGGCGTCACCGTTACCGATGCAGCGAACGGAAAGGTTCAATACGACTTTTCTTCAGGATCTGTAGATGAAGCCGGAACATACTACGGATACTTCGTAGTGACTATCTCCGGAGAGTTTGATACATATCCAGCAGTTCGTGGTGAACTGGTAATCCTTATTTACGCTGATTAATACAATGCCACAAATCACTGGAATCAAAGAAGTTATTCGTGCTCTAACCGAGATGAGTAAAGACGCAAAGAAAGACGATCGAGTTACAGTAATCGTTGGATTCACCCAATCGTATGCTGTCTGGGTACACGAAAATCTACAGGCTCAACATAAAGTTGGACAGGCGAAGTTTCTTGAATCACCTGCACGAAGTCTTCGCAAAGAGTTTGTAAAACTCATAAGAACGACCACTCAAAAAACAGGAAATATACGTGATGGTCTACTCATCGCTGGACTCAGGTTACAACGTGAAGCACAGAAGCTGACACCAGTCGATACTGGAGCACTCAGGGCGAGTGCATTTACAGCATTCGAAGAAGACTCAGAGAGCGAAGCCAGAAAAGCGTTCAAACGCTCGGAGGCACTTAAGAAATGAGCGGTTCACTAGTTCACTCACCACAAGATGTTGTCCGTTATCTACTTATAGATAACACACAAGGAACACTCCCTTCGGATAATGATTCGTGGCCGATTTACACAGATAACGAACCAGAAAGTCCAGACAATTGTGTCACAATCTATGGAGTCGAATCAAGGGATGTTGGAAGGAGACATGTAGATGGAAGAAGAATAGAGTTCCACGGTATTCAAGTTCGAGTTCGATCTATGGGATCACAAACTGGATACATCAAAGCCAGACAGATTGCAGTCTCACTTGACGAAGATGTCTTAAGAGACACAGTCACAATTTCTGGAAGTGTGTACTTGGTCCACTCTGTAGACCGAGTTGGTGATGTAATTCGTTTGGGAAAAGAAAAACCAAACTCCAATCGTTACATCTATACAATCAATGCAGTCTCACCACTGCGTCAAACCTCTTAAGGGAAAATTATAATGGTAGCTCCGTCAGCATCAGCAAGAACCACTCCTACGGGCGATATGCTGGAGAACGGTTTTTCAACACTCATTACTATCGCCTCAGATGTAGACATTGATTTCTGGGAGAAAACCGTTCAACCTCCTGGACTTGACGGTGGTGACTCAGTCGATGTCACGACAATGCACAACACTACGTGGAGAACACGAGCACCGTCTGCACTCGTCGATCTCACAGAGTCTACGGCAACCGCAGCCTATGACCCGGCAGTGTACGACCAGATTGTTGCGATCATCAACACGGAAACGACTATCACTATCACGTTCCCTGATGGTTCAACTCTGGCATTCTACGGATACCTCCGTACGTTCGAACCGGGTGACAACGCAGAAGGCGAAAACCCTGAAGCAACTGTCACAATCACCCCAACGAACCGTGATCTCTCAACTGGAACAGAAGAAGAACCGGTCTACACTGCTCCTGCATAATTGACTCAGTCGCTCAGGGGGTCACGGACGACCCCTCCACATTCCCCTCTCTTTTCTCTAGGAGTAACTCATGAATCACGAACCTCTTAATTACGATGAGTCTATTGAAGAAGTTGAAATCCCTGTCACCTGGAAAGGACGACAGTACTTTCTTCGAGAGGCTACTGGTGAAGCTCACGCCATTTACCAGAACGCGTTGATGGCATCTACTTCAATGTCTGCTGATGGCTCAGTACGAAAGATTACCGGTCTAGCCGATGCAGAACCTCTCCTTGTCAGTCAGTGTCTCTACGATGCTGGAGACAAACAGGTCAGTCTGCTCATTATCAAAAAATGGCCCGCTCGTATTGTTAGCAGTCTATACGAAAAGGCAAAAGAGATTAGCGAAATCGACAAAGAAGATTCGCTCGAAGTTCTAACCAAAAAACGAGACAGGCTCAACCAACTCATCGAAGAAAAGACCAAGGATAAAGACCCGGCAAAAAACGAGCACAGCGATTCGACGGATGGTTCAGAATCGCACACGAGTTTGGTCACAGCGGAAGTCTAGTTTCTTTAATGAGAGGAATGACATTCCGAGAGTATCGCACTCGAATAGCATGGTTAGACAAGGAGTGGAACCATCCCTCTAGAACTGATAATTACCTCATGCAAATCGCTATGGAAGTTGTTCGACAATGGTCAAAGAACAAGAGTGCCTACAATCTAAGTCATTTCAAACTCAAGTTTGGATCTGAAGCGAAGGAACGTCCTAAGAAAATTACGTCTCAACAGGCAGAGACAGTAAAACGCGGATGGCTGAGTTCAGTGTTTGGGAGAAAACGAAGTGGCGACTGAAACAGAACTAGAACGTATCGTAGTCAAGTTCGTTGGTGATACTAGTAGTTTCATCAAAGAAACTGACAAAGCTGCGGAATCGGTAAAGAAGTTTTCCAAAGACTCCTCTGGTCGAATTAGAGACGCACAAGGAAAGTTCGTTTCAGGCTTCAAGGCAATGGGAGCCGAGATGTCAATGGTCGAGGGGAAGTTCGCCAAGCTTCGTGTCGCCGCAACTCATTTCGCTTCTGCAGTCGGACAAGCGATGAGTAAAGCCGGAAAAGCGACATCTGATTTCGGCAAGAAAATGTCGCTCAAGGTCACAGCTCCACTCGCTGCGTTTGGAACGGCATCATTCAAAATGGCAACCGACTTTGATGACTCAATGAGTAAGATCCAAAGTCTTGTAGGTCTCTCGGGAAAACAAGTGCGAGCCTTCGCTACAGATGTCAAACGTCTGTCTACAGAAACGGCTCAAGCACCGAAAGACCTTGCCGACGCCATGTTCTTTATCACTTCTGCAGGACTCCGTGGGCAGGAAGCCGTTGAAGCCTTAGAAGTCTCAGCCAAAGCGACAGCAGTAGGACTTGGTGAAACAGCAGTTGTTGCAGACCTCGTTACATCAGCTGTTAATGCTTACGGTTCTGGCAACCTGTCAGCAACTTCAGCAACAGACATACTCACAGCAGCAGTACGCGAAGGAAAGCTAGAAGCGGCTGATTTGTCTGGAGCATTCGGTAGTATTCTACCTCTTGGTTCTGCACTCGGTGTTGAAATGCACGAACTCGGTGCTGCCTTCGCCGCTATGTCACGCACAGGTACAAACGCCAGTGAGGCCTCAACACAAATACGTTCGATCTTCACTTCGCTACTTAAACCAACCAAAGAAGCACAAGACGCACTCGCAGGAATGGGTCTTTCTGCTGCCGGTTTAAGAAAGAAGATGGCTGAAGATGGACTGCTCGCAACACTCGAACTCTTAAACGACAAGTTCGACGGCAACGTAGAAGCAACTGCTCAGGTCTTTGGTAACGTTCGTGCTCTTTCAGGTGTGCTTGACCTGATGGGTTCAAACGTTGAAAGTACTCGTGCAGTTTTTGCGTCTATGGAAAACACAACAGGAGCACTCAATAAAGCGTTCGACGTTACGTCACAGACCGTAGGGTTCAAAGCGAGACAGGCATTCGCGAATTTCAAAGTGGCAATGACTGATGTTGGAACGGCCATCATGGGAGCAGTTACACCCATGCTAGAAAGTCTAAACGAGAAAATCAGAGTAGTGATCGAGTGGTGGAAAAAACTCTCCGTCGAACAGCAACAGAGCGTCATCAAGTGGGGAGCAATCGTTGCGGCAATAGGTCCAGTCTTGGTCATCATTGGTACTTTGGTTTCCTCAATCGGTACAATCATCTCCGCATTCTCCACACTCCTCCCACTCCTAACGGCAGCAAATATCAAGCTCGCACTCTTTGTGGGAACAATGGCACTGGCAGTCACTGGAGGAATCGCTCTTGGTGTTTGGTTATCTGGATACAATAAAAACGTACGTGAGTTCAACAAACAAATTGAAAAATCAATTAGCCTACAAAGCGAACTTACAAAAAGACAACGCAAACAAACTGAGAACCTCGTAGAAAACGCAATCGAATCTTCCAACCCGGCAGAGAAACTCCAGGAAGAACTTGACAGAGCAAAGCTAGAACTGTCTGGCAGTCAAATCAATCTTAAGAGGGCAGAAGGACAGGAAGAAGAGTTTGGTTCATTCGCAAGAATAACAGGAAATAAGAATCTAGCGGCGGCTCAGCAGGCAGTCAAGGAAGCCAAAGAAAACGTTTCAGTCTACAGAGACAGAGTCGCTGCTATCGAGGAAGCCATAGAGCGGGAACGTAAGCTCGAAGAGCAAACACGAAAAACAGCTCAAGCGGCAGGACTAGACTCAATGGCTGACGATGCAGTCAGTAAGATACGTGAAGGAATCGCTAACGCTGAGTTCGCAGATATCGCGGCTAAAATCGCACTCGAAGAAGAAAGTCTCGCTCAACTCAAGGCCGACATCGCTGCCTCCATAGGTAATGCAACACAAGAACAGATCGATGCCGTAGCGAACAAAATTATGGCAGAGAGACGAGAAGCAGAAAGCAAAGCTGAACAGGCAGCACGAAAGGCTGCATCAGCAGCAGAGAAAATTGAAAAGGCTCTCGAGGATAAACAGAAGAAAGAACAGCAGTCGAGAGATCTAATTGGAGATGATAAGTACGATCAGATCAAAAGTGACGTAACGACCTCTCTACAAGGAAAACCTCAAGCACTCATCGACTCAGTGTTTGACTCAGCAATCAGTAAGGCAGAATCTCAAGCTAAGAAAGAGGCTGGAACTCAAGCCAAGATATTCGCAATGAGACGACAGGCTGGATTGGGAGGTTCGCTGCCATCGGGGTTCAAAAAGGGTTCACGTAAAGCACGATTGGCAGCAACGAAAGCTCGCAAAGCCAAAGAGCTCATTGCCAAGTCAGAACGGAGAGCAGAGAAGGCTCGTGAACGAGTTGCCAGAATGACCCCAGAAGCCAGAGCAGCAGCGATGGCAGCAGCGGAAACCGTTTACGGCGGCCCAGTCAGAAGAGACGAACAACCAAGAACAATCGCCAGGTCACCTAGTGGAGAGACTTCACCCAAACCAAAAATCGGTACGGAAGCTAAGAAACCGCAAGTGACTCTCTTAGAAAACTCTAAAAAGCAAACAGAATACCTAGAGCGGATTGTAGAGTTGATGGAGGAAGCAGCTAACAATCCATCTATCGATGTCCAAGGAGCAGTGTAGTCATGGCCGCATTCAACAGAGGAGAGATCAACGAAGAGAGAAAAGGTAGGAACAACGCAGGAGTTAGAACCTACGTTCGTAAGTTCAAAGTAGAAACGACCGCCAACGAAGGAGCCTATGGAGCAGGTTCTGCTCCAGGTCTACCACTCATTGGTTCACTTCATAATGAGGATCCCTCAGCATGGTGCGAAGATGTTGCTATAGACCCTATCTCAAAGAAACATTTCAACTGGTGGATCTATACGGCAAATTACACTTCAGCTCGATCCCTCAATACAAACCCTCTGCTAGAACCTGCATTTCACACATGGTCGACCGAGACTTTCGAGAAAGAAATCTCCCAAGAACGCGATGGGTCAGCTATCGTAAACACTGCCGGAGATTTTATCTACGGAGTGGTACGAGACGACAGTAGGTTTCAAGTAGTAGCTGAAAAGAACGTCATCTCTTTACCCGGCAGTGTTACAGTTCTAATAGACCGACTCAACTCTGGGTCATTCACAATAGATGGATATACTGCTCCAAAAAACACAGCAAAACTCTCGTCTCTATCTCTAGGTCCGAAAGAAATTAGGAACAGCGTTGAGTACCGAGTTCTCTCACTTACAATCCAATTTAGAGATGACAAGTGGAAATCCTTTCCACCCAACGTTGGTATGAGATGTAGGGATTCAATTGACCCACAGAAAAGATGTATGATCTTCAACGACGGGGACTATACTCCAGTCACTGAACCTGTTCCACTCGACCTCTCTGGAAATCAAGTTCCTAATCCCAACGATTTCAACGTTCTACGCCGAGACGTAGACCGCTATTTCGAAGGGAATTTCAACGACCTGAATAACTACATTACATAAGGAATAATCATGGCTGACGAACTTAAAATTACTCAACAGATGATTCTGATCAACGGGTCACTCAGAAAACAAATCGCACCAACAACACTCAGCATCACACAAGATGCAGCTCAAGCCTACGAAGACGTCAACTCAATTCCAACCTCCGAAGAATCCGTCACAACCTTTGGTAGTATTGGAACAGAAGGATGGTGCTACCTCCAAAACATAGACACTACGAATTACGTCGAGTGGGGATTTTCTACAGGAGTCTATGGAGGACGTTTAGAAGCTGGTGAGACAGCGATGTTTAGACTCAACCCGGCAGCAAACCTCTACCTCAAGTCAAATACTGCCGCATGTCTTGTTCAAATCGTAGTATTCGAAGACTGATATAATGCCAGTAGTACCTGATGAACAATTCAATAAACAGGTTATTGAGACTGTCAAGGCTGAAATGCGTAGGCAGAGAGGCGGAGCTTCTCAGTCAACCATTCAGCAGTTTCGTTCCAAGACTCCGTACGTACGTGTCGTAGGATATCTCACTGGAGATCTTGCCGAAGCTACAAGTTCATCAGCTGCATTCTCATCACTACCTTCAGCAAATATGGATGTCTATTTTCCCGATCAAAACGGTCAACTGGTAAAACACACTCCTAGTTCCCCTCTCCAAATCTTAAACCGGTACACAGATAGAAGTGGTACATCAGGCGATTACGTAGAAGCCGAACATAAAGGTGGACGTTGGTTTGCCGTAGAACTCTGTGTATCATAGGAGCACTCATATCATGCCAGCATGGGATCCAAAGTTTAATGAACAGGTCATCGCTGCCATTCGTGCAGAGAGAAGTCGACCAAAAAACGAAGTCTACAAACCAAAGAAGGGAGTCCACTTAGAAAAGACAGTACTCCAAGGATACCTCACCGCAGACCTAGACCCAGCAGATGATCCATCAGCACCGTTCGACCAACTACCATCAGCCGTTACTCAAATTCATTTTCCAGACGAAACTGGAGCACTCGTTAACAGCGGTGAAACAGTAACAATCTACAATCGCAGTACAGAAAAGTCACGCGACAACGGAGAGTACATTCAGTTCTTGCTCAAAGACGGAGTCTACTACGCTTACGATTTGTGTTGTGGTTGTGATAATTGTAACCAAGACCCCGGTGGAACTTCGTGCTGTTCTTGTGTTCCAAAAGAAGTGTGTTACGTCTTCCAACCTGCTGATGACTACGCGGGACCTACGATCCATGTTTTTGTGCATGATGAGAATGGACATTATACTCCTATTCGGATTCAGGCCGGTCTGAACGAAATCTGGATCGGCCTGGAACTGGAAACGAACGAAGACGATGAATGTGTATGGCGAGTATGGACAGCTAACAATGAATTTGGAATTTCGCCAACGCAGGAAGATGAAACAACCACAGACACTAACAATGTAGGATGCCTCACTGACCCCGACTCTGAAATTGAAGTTGACCCTTGGTTGCATCTAGGCGTGTTAGGAGTATTGATACTTCATCCCTATCTAAAGGTTCCAATTCCTAAAGATGATAATGGAGACCCAATCTGTGCAGGTTGTGACTGTTTCGAAGAATGCTTTTGTCTAAGATACACAGTCAAGTATCCAGGTGGAGACGAATCAAGTGATAATGTTCAGGCTCAGCGTATCTGCTGGGATCCCACAGTAGGAGATAATGGGGGATGGGAATACGACTTTCCAGGCTCGGATTGTATGCCAGCTCAAACAGTGACTCTGGAACTGATAGACGACGGCACTGGTGACTGCGAGATGGTTCTCACAGATGAGGACAACTATACGCAGGCATCCACAACACAAGGGACCACAAACTGTGATACAGGTTTCGATGCTCTTAGGTGGGCCTATTCCCCGATAGACCCAGACATTAGCACTATTGAGTACGAAATTCTTGACGGAGAATGCCTAGATGGCTGCGAAGCTCCTTGTTGTCAATATCTTCCTGATGAACTCAACTGCCTGATCGAACTGGATGACAACGATCCGGGATACCTTTTGAACGGTCCTATCAATTTAACGCTGACGCGAATCGGCTGTAATTCGGAGGTGTATTCGGGATCGGCTACCAATTTGATTGAGTGGGACTGTGAAGATCGTCTGGGAGCACCGAACGCGGGATATGGAGACGTGAGCGTAGAAATACGCTGTCGAGGGAATGGACAAGATAGTGCGAAGGATTGCGAATACGATTATGTGGATGATGAATGCACGTGCGATTGTGATGAAACAGATAATCCGGCTGGCAGAGGCTGTTGGTTGTTGACAGATTTCCAACTGCCGAACTTTGACTGTTACACCCCGGCAGACTGCTCAAATGGGTCGGCGGGCACTCTGGTAAACAAAGCAAGCAAGTGTGGATTTTTTCAGAGCACGACGTATCTGTCACGATGCGATCCATTGTATGTTATGTTTCATGCACCTGTCGGCGGTTTTGGTAACTGCCTCGACGGATGGAAATTGACAATCACGGAGTAAAACAATGACCATGACCTGTGAGGGATGTACCAAAGAACTTTGTAATAGAAGGAACATCACGTTGACTTCTCATCATATGATGCTCTGCTCCACTCGCAGATCGTACGCTGAAATATGGGATGAAGTCCATGGAGTAAAGAACGAAGAGATTGTTCCAGACTCATTTTCTATGGAGAACAATCAAGATGCTAGAGTTAGAGCCAACATCATTAGACTGAAGAAGAAATCCAAATGCAATGAGAGAAAGAAATCAACAACACGTGAGAAGCAACAACCGATGGAGCTTGGAGATATTGTTGAATCTGCTTTAACGATGGTTGGCATAACCAGCGAACGTGTTGAAAATTGGTTAGGTGGACCATGCGGATGCAAGGAGAGAAGGGAGCGGCTAAACAATCTCTCTCGATGGGCGAAAAGTCTTGTTGCCATCAGATCAAAAGACTATGCATCACATAGAAAAGCGTTCGACGAAATGATAGGCGATATTGAAGCACACGAGCCAGTTGAAAATGCCGGTTGATGTTAGGGGAGACCGGCAGTCCCGTCCTCACCAGTTCAGGTTGCTCCTAGTCTGTGACTGGTGAGGCGGTTTACCTACAAACCATCATATATAGACCCAGGAGCCCCAGATTGGGGCTAGGAGAGCCGCAAATTACAAACCCCACAAACCACACCAAACAAAAAAGCGACCGTTAGGGGCTATTTTAGGGCCTCTGTGGGTCGCTTGGCGGTTTTGTGGTGTATTTGCCGGGTTTGGTGCCGGATCGCGTTAAGGAGTGTGTGGGGGCTCCGAGAGAAGTGCCATCATGGGTCGTACTCTGCTGGCATAAGTTGGACAGTTATCCTTGAGCTCCATGGGTCCCTTCTTACTGCGTACAACTTCGTCAGTGTAAACCAGTTGACACTGGAGTTCATGTATCTCCTCGATGCGGTTTGCAGCGTGTTCCATGGCATCTTCCACTGAGTAGAATGCTCCCCTGTTAATGGCTGGAACTTCTACAGCAGTATGGCATCGAGTGTGTCCTTCGGCAATAGCGAGCCAACCGGCAGCATCGCTGAGTTTGTTTCGAATGAGGAGAGTGATTTCTTTATTTCGTTGTGAAATCTCTCGGTAAGAAAGGGTCATTCTTCTGTTCCTAATAGTAGTTTGTAGAGCACCATCTTGGTAAAGATCTCACGATCACGTTTTAGAAATTCTCTTCCTGATGCCAGTTCGCGAAGTCGTTGTCGAGCAGTACTTCTTTCAAGAGGGTTTAGAGCCTGTCGCCAGTCACATCTTACTGCATTTTCAACAGTCTCATAAAGTGAATCAAGGGAACCTTTCCATTCTTCGTTGGTGATTCTGTTTAATAGAGTAGAGTTCTCGTAGAGAAGCCTTTCGATTTCTTGTGAGTAGCTCATGGCTTGATGACTCCCCGTTCTTTAGAACGTTTAGAACCTCGTGGAAACCCTGCCTGATGCGTGCGAGCGTAGGAGTGAGCGGAATTTCCATTCACAATGTAGTACCTGCCGTGTTTTTTGAATTTGAGTTTGCCGTTACGGAGCAGCCATCCAACGTGCGATAAACTGCAACCAATAATCTTTGAGGCTTCTAAGGGAGTCATGGTACTGCTTTCTAGTCATTGAACAGAATGACACTGCGTACGTTGCAGTCGGGATTGACAGGCTTGAGCTCAATGTACATCAGTTCGTTCTCGCTGTTGTGAATCTGATGAGAAAACTGAAACTGCTCAACCCTGCCGGTATGGTGTGATCTGACTTTGAAGTCAGCAATTACGTCACCTGAGAACCGGTGTGTGAGATCAGAAATCTCGGCGGTGAGCTTGCGTGTTTTGGGGTCCCAGGAGAACAGGTCAAGTGGAATGTAGTTTGGCATGATTAGATTCCTGAAGAAAAGTGAGAGGAACGTTACCGGTACAGTTGACTGCGATAGTTGTCGATATCACGTTGCCACAACTCGTCTGAGTATTCTCCGTTAGGACCAGAACCCAGATGCATGACGCCATCTTGTTTTTTCTTCAGAGCTTCCATGAGTTGCTGCCAAACCGGGTTCTGTGTGTAGTGCCTTCCCTGTGCTGCCAGTTCGAGGTCGTTAAACATTGTGATGTTCCTCTCGTGGTGTGGTTGTGGCCGGAGCCCATCCCGGCTGAGGGCAATGAGTGTTACTCTTGTTCTGCAATGCGTTCCAGTTCGGAGGTCATCAGTGACAGAGCACCGTTGTATGAGAACACGCCTGAGGCGTAGATGCGGAGTTCATCGCTGTTAAACTGGTCCAGGTCGGTTTGGTCCGGCTCAGCACAATACCCGTAACCGAGGGCAACCTTTTCACCAGCGTGAGCACAGAGGGTATCCAGCAGTGTGAAAGTGATTGAACGGTAAAACCAACCACTCACGGTGTTGACCAGTGTGCTGAAATCGATTGGATCGCTGCACTCTTTGAGACAAC